CACCTACCAAAGAGCAGTAATCAATCGTCATAGTAGAGGCCGCCGCTAACGTATCAAATGCCACAACAATGGCAAAAAATGTTGCCGTCGTTTTACCAGCCGATGAAATAGCATCAAATCCAGAAAAAGAAAACTGGTCAGCAGTAGGAATTAATGTAAACGTTGCGTTACCATCGCCAACAAAATCAACTTTATTCCAAGTCCCGTTCAGTACTGCCGGAACGCCAGCCGTAATACCAGAAACCAATGATTTGTAATCGGCTGAATTTAAATCTGGCAACGTTGTATCATCCGTCCAATACAAAGATACGGTGCCTGACAAAGTTGTAGCGGAAGTGCTTGCTTGCAATTGAACCGATAGTTTTTGATTTAAAATGTCTCTTGCTTCTGTTTGGCCTAGGTACTGCACCAATGCAAAAGACGTATCCAATGAGGGTGTTATCACCAAAGAGCTAGTATCAGCATTTCGTGAAAATCCAAGGCTATTATTTACCGTTTGAAAGGCTATCGTTTGATCCCAAATGTAGGCTGATTTATTTGCCCCAATTGCACCAAGAGAACCAGAGTTGCCTAAGAATTGCGCCGGATTGAAAGGAAAGTCCCACCCGATTAAATAGCTCGGTATCGGCTTATAATCCAACGCAGGTTTATCATACCAATATAAATTACTGGTTTGCAATTGAGTTGATAATGGCAAGTAAGACGGTGTAGAAGCAAGTGCTGTTGCGCCTACTAGTTGTACACTTGTTATCTGAATGCGAATATTTTTAGGTAATACAACAACAAAATCAACATAACCAGTTGGCGCAACGTCTGTATTTGTCGCAGGAATAGCAACTGTTGCTGAAATCTTTGTAAAACTTTCATCTGGAGCCGTTCCTGCTGTAATAATGTTGACAGGCGTACCACCAGAAGATGGTTGATACTGCAATGAAATGGGTTGAGACCCAGAACCATTTAATGATGCAACTTGCGCATAGCCTGAAACAAAACCACCGGATAAAAGCAATGGATCAGCTTCAAATCGTTGATAAAGAGAAATAGCGTCTAGTGATGATGATTCAATCTGCAATGCGTAAGGGGCATTCGTTCCATTGGTGCTATTTGCAAAAGCCAAAGCAACTTGACTAACTGTTACAGTACCCGAACCAGATGTTAGCACAGACCAGCCAGGGGCTATTTGTGTCACTGCATCCGTACCGCTAACAGTAAACGTAGCGGGCGTAATAAATAACGTTTCAATAAATTGGGAATTCGTTATTTGATTTGTGCTAGATAATGCATTTATCGAACTACCGCCCCCGCTACCAGTATTGGGTGGCCAGAACATGCGCGTAAATTGTTGAACGCCTGTAGCGCTTTCAACCGTTATATAATACTGCTCAGGCTCTCCAGGTGATAAATCCGTTGGGGAGCCAACATAAGGATATAAGTACACATTGATGTCATTACCAGAATCATCACCGAATGACCCAATGCTGGTCAATATAACAGGGTTATTTAATAAGCTGTAACCAGGTTCACCAGAGGGCAATTCGGTTTGTTGATAGATGTTTTTAGGTGCAGTAGGATTGTCTTGGCTATAGAAATATACTTTGCCGCCAGATAGTGGCGCGCCAGTGTCTTTATCTGTGAAAAGCGTTTGAGGTGGAAAGCATATAACAACATCAGAACCGGCCATCAACATTTATCCTATTAGTATTGAATGAATTCAATTCTACGCTTATTATGCTAGAATACAATAAGAAATTACTGCCAAAATAAGGCAAAAAATGCCAGCACCCAACGCCTCACAACAGATACAAGAAATGCCGGTTAATTTGGTAGGCGGATCCACATTTGGTCGTTACCCAAAAATTAGTAATAGCCAAACGTGGAACATGATAGTGTCTGATAATTTTCTTGTGCCGTACGCGGGCTACAAAAGCGTTATTAGAACATCATCTCAAGCACCGGGTCGAGGCATTCACACCAGCACGCGCGGAAATTTTATGATTGCCGTCGTGGGCGATGTTGTTTATAAAATATCAACAGCATTAATTGCAACACAATTAAGCACGCTTTCAACTACCACCGGCGATGTTTATATTAGTGAAAATAATAATTCTCAGATATGTATTACTGACGGTTCTTATGTTTATGTTTATAACTACTCAGCAACACCGCCAGGTAATTTTATTCAATTAACATCGGGGGTTGGCGGTCAATTTCCCTATCAAAACCCAGGTTACATATCATTTCAAAATGGCAGACTTATTATTGCGTCGCTACAAACTAGTGTATGGGTGATGTCGGCAATTAATGATGCGACGGACTGGACAAGTTCAGCAGCCTATCAGGGTGCGTTAGAAAGCAAACCTGACTATGTGCAAGCAGCGTTGCCGATACCTGGAGCGGGTAACAATTTATTTTTATTCGGAAGTACTGTAGCCGAGCAATGGCAAGACGTAGGGGCCGCATTATTTCCGTATCAAAGAGCAAGTACGTTTAATGTCGATTATGGTTGCTTAAACGCATCTAGCATTGCTTATTTGAACAATTACGTTGTTTGGTTGGCTATTAATGAACAATCAGGCCCCGTCATCATGGTGGCCACTGGGAGCAATGTTAAAGCAATTACAACGGATGGCATTGATTTTAAGCTAGGAAATTTAACTAATCCAACTAATTGCACAGCGTTCTTGTTTCAACAAGACGGGCATTTAATTTATCAATTTACATTTATTACAGATAACTTGTCTTATGCTTACGATTTTGAGTCAGGGTTATTTTTTAATATTTCAGATCCAAATTTAAATTATCACCCCGCCCGAGAAGTAGTTTATTTCAACAATCAATATTTCTTTGTCAGTTTAAATGGCGGAAATATTTATTTGTTTGATACCAATTTATCTCATGCAACATATGACGATGGCTCTCAAGATGAGATACCACGCATACGCATAACCCCTCCTTTACGCAAACCCGATCAAAGATATTTTATTATTAAATCATTAGGATTTACCATTGAAAACGGTGAGCCAAATAAGTTTACTAACCGAATATCTCAACAATTGCAATTAGGGATATCATTAGCAACAGAGGGCGGCAAAGATTTGACAACTGAAAACAATGTGTTAATTGATACTCAGTTAAATATTGCGCCTACGACTATTTCAACCATTTCAAGCCAACGAGTAGACCTATCGATATCAAGAGATGGAGGCGAGAACTTTGGTAGTAGTTTCGGACTTGACATGAATCCAACGGGTAAACGTAAAAGCCGGTTTATATTTCAAAGACTAGGGCAAGCAAATGACATAACTTTTCAAATTCGACTGCATGGTTTTGAGCGATACGTGTTAACCGAAGGTTTGGTGGAAATATACACATGACGCATATAAGAATACCAAACTTGCCGACCGGTAGAATGGTTGACGAAAAAGGAGGAACCTCAGACGAGGAACAAACATTTCGTCAGGCGTTGATAACATCATTGCAAGACAATTTTGGCAATGAAGGATGCGTAGTGCCATCGCAAACATCGGCTAATATTACTAAAATACAAGATCACACTATTATCGACCAAGCAACAGGATTGACTGTATATACCTGTCAGTTTGGCACATTACTTTTTAACAATGAACCGTATGACGCAATAACCAATCCACAGGGTAATAGTCTGCTCGTGGCCGTAGATGATGGGACAGGCAAACCTATCTTTAAAATTGTTAACGTCACGTAGGAGAACAATATGGACTTTTCATCAATATTTAAAAATGCTCCAGGAATAGGAGGATTAGCCACAGGTATAGCCGGATTGTTTGGAGCGGGCGGCAAAAACCCTGCTAATGCTGGCATGAATTATTTAAATCAAATCCCAGGCCAAACACAACCATATTATCAGCCGTATATGGATGCCGGGAAAGGTGCGCTATCTGATTTACAGAATCAATATAAGGATTTGTTGGGTGGTGGCGTACAAAACAAATTAGGCGAAAGTTACAAAGAATCACCTGGTTATCAGTTTGCGTTAAAACAAGCTTTGAATGCTTCTAACAACGCACATGCAGCAGGTGGTCAGCTAGGTATACCGGCTCATGAACAAGCGAACATGGGTATAGCTCAAGGTTTGGCGTCACAAGATTACAACAACTACATCAAGAATCAATTAGGCTTGTACAGTGAAGGATTGCAAGGAGAGCAAGGCATTAACCAAATGGGGTATAACGCCAATACTGGCTTTGCTGATTTACTGGGAAATGTAGGAAGTGCAAAAGCCCAGTATGGTGCAGCCGGACAAGATTGGAAAAACCAACAAAATAAAGATGCTTGGTCAAATATTTTTGGTGCCCTTGGTTCATTCTTTGGCGGAGGATTATAATATGGCTGCTAATATACAGGGTGTACCATTCCGGTTTACTGGAAGTGCATTGCCTAACTTTGCCGAAGAATACAATAAACCGCAATCTTTGGCAGCAAAGTTACTTGAAGCGCAATTGAAGAATAAGCATGATTCGATTATTAATCGGTATTTGCCAAGAAGTGAAGATGCAAGGATTAATAATATTTTAGCTAACACAGAAGGAACTCGATCAAACACTGGCTTGGATTCTATAAGACGAAAAATGATGGAGGCTCAAGCCAATCAAGCCACAATGGAATATCAGCAAAACCAAGCAATTAATGATGCTTTAAATGGTGGCTCAACGTATACTAAACCTCCAGCAACAAGCTACGACAATAGCGACAGGAATGTTTCTGCTGATGGCCCCGGTGTTGCCAATTCTGCAAGTGCTTATGATACATTTCCTGGTAGACGTGCTCCTACAAGTCAATCCGCACAACAACCTACGCAGCAGCCCGCACAAGATTCAAATATTATCAATCAAGGAAACCCAGAGCTTTATAGTATTGATGAACTTTATGATTCCAATCCTTTAGCTCGTATGGGTTTAAATAAGCGCGGATACAAAAAAACGCAAGTAACTAAATACGATCCTAAAACCGGATCAACTTCTGTCGTTACTACTTACCCCAGCGGCAAAGTTTCAGTACGACTGAATAAAGGCACTAATGATGTCGCAGTGCCACTAACAAATGCAATTAAAACTCAAATGCAAGGCATTATTGCAGGAGTTCCTAAGGTTAATGCTAAGATAGATGCATTAAAAGCAGCGCCTTCTCCGATTGATATTATTGGATACAAGCCAGACCAAAGAGCCAAGCATGATGCATTGGTTAGAGAAACAGCTGAAACGTATGCAAAAGCAAAAGGATGGCCAAATACCAATGAAAGTATAAAGACAGCTATAGAAATCCTAGATAGACATAAATTCGAGTCGGATGCAGCTTATCGTAAACGATTGGATGAAATAAAAATGTCTTTGCGCGATGATTTACGAGGTGCCGAACAAACATTGCATCCCGAGTCTTCCGGTGAAATGAAATCAACCGAATTAACATTTAACCCAGTAACAGGGAGACTAGAATAATGGCCATTCGCGTAAAGTTACCAAATGGGCAATATGGAAACTTCCCTGATGATATGCCTCACGATCAAATTGAGGCGGTTCTTCAAAAACAATTCCCTGTTCAACCAAAAGAACCAGAACAAGGTTTTTTAAACAAACTCCCGAGAAACATAGGGGCTGGAGCATTACAAGGATTAAGTGGACTAATAAACCTTCCTTATAATATTGCTCAAATGTTACCGTCTAACCCAAGAGGCGAGTCTTATGCAAAAGCCTTAGGAGAAAGTCTTCGAGAAACTAACGCCGAAAGAATACCGCACATTAAGCAGTATGATTACTCCAAGATGTTAGGCATAAAAAGTCAACCAACAGCATCAGATGAAGCGATTCAATTGGCCACCGAATTTGCTTTACCTATTGGCGGAGCTAGTAAACTAGCAATTAAAGGCGCAAAAGCGTTAGCTGAACACCTTCCGGCAGTTACAAGCAAAGGATTGGCAAAAGAAATTTCAACAGGAAGAGATGTCGCAAAAGAAAAATATCGTGGATTATATAATGCGTTATTTCAAGAAGCCGAAAAAAAAGGTTTAACAAAAATAGAAAAGCCAGACATTAAATCTGAATTGATTGAAAAAAGCTCAATGCCAAAATATCATATAGCATTAAAAGAAT